CCTGTGCCGTAAATCTATGTGTTGTATTAGCTGAAACAGGATTTTTTATTAATCCAACTTTTCTAAAATCATTTACTACTGGAAATTTACCACTCTCACTTTGTTCTATTCTTTGATTAATCATAATAAAATTTCCCCCCAATTCTTCAACAATATCATATGCATGACCACCTGACGGGCCAATTCTTGGTACAATCACACCACCGGAACCAGTTGCTCCTGTACCAGATTGTATTACTTTAACTTCTGCAGTGTTATAACCAGAACCTACTCCTCCCGCAAAAACCGCACCAAGTGTACCAGAAGTTCCCCCCTCTACACATCGAGCTGTTGCTCCTGTACCATCACCATAAACGGCGAGTCTAGGTTGAACTGTAAATGATCCTGTTGCAACTCCCGCTAATGCAGTAGTTAAAGTAAATTGTCCTTTAGACTGTCCTTCATCATATACATAAGTATCTATTATTCGAATATCATTATTAATATAAACTGCTGAACCATCATAAATTCCATCTGTAGTATTAATTCCCGCTGTCGCAGTTTCAAAGAAAGTCGTAGTTGTAGAACCTACAGTTGCTCCGGTAAAAAATAAATAATTTGATCCTGCGTCTGTAATATTATAAACATCTATCGCACCTTTTACAGAATTCACCTCAATATCATATTGATTAGATCCATCATCCAAAGGCATTCCCGTAGATCCCGTTAATCCTATAGAATTAGCATTTCTTAATGTCTTACAAGGAATATAATTTGGTGTCACAAATTTTAATGCTTCAGCTGCAGTAATTGTATACAAAAACTTCCATTTATAATTATCCAATCCATATTTGTCTTCAATCGCGCTGGCCTCAGTACTAACAGAAGTTGGTACTGAAGTTGATGTTGAATTATTAGCATTATCCATACATTTGTATACATTAAAATCTGTAGTCATAACATGCATTGGATTTGCAGTATTAGAATATAATGTATCTACATCCTCCTTATACATCGCATATACTGATCCTGAAGTCCAATTATTTCTTGGTATTACATGTGATGTATATGATTGCGTAACTTTTTTCGCGGCAATCATGGAGTCCCAAGAATCGTGAGTATTTTCAAATACACTATCTCTTGGTGTGGGTGGAACGTTATCATCAGACCATGCCGTTGTATTACCAATATACAAATAAATATGATCATCCAAGGTCGTTGAATCTTCAGAACCTGAAACGTCTGATCCGCTCCAATCTATAGTTTCACCCAAACCTTCTCTAAATTGTTTAGCTTGATGAGTTCTAAATTTTCTTGTTACTAAAGCTGGCATTTTTAATTCCTTTATTATAGTCTATGTTTATTTATGTCCGTTTCATAATGGAAATATTCTCAACTCCAAATAATGCCGGAGTCTGTGATGGAGAATATGCCCAATTACCTTGATTAAGTTTATATCTTATATCTTGATCTAAAGTTATTTTTCGAGAAGCTATCGTATCAATTGTATGTAGTTGATAATCTGTCGTAAAAATTGGATTATCGACAAAACCTTTCGATAGTCTGCCCTCTAAGGCTAATTCATAAGTCTCATCACCCATTAAATCTATTTTTCCACCGCCGGACGCGGTTTCTAATAATACATTTTCACCAAATCCAATATATTGTCTATCAAAAAATACTTCAGTATTAGCAGAATAATTTGAAAATTCAACATTTTGCAAATCATTTGTTAAACTATCAAATCTATAATCACTTATCTTAAAATCTTTATAATATGACCAATGTTCTGATGATAAATTATCTATAGTAGATTGAGTAATAAGTTCTTTATCCATTCTAATAACTCTATATTCAACATCATCTAAAACTGTTACTCCTGTATAATCTTTTACTGGTAGCCCATCTACTTGTAATAATATTCCTGTATCTGCAGCGAGGTCAATATTATTTATTATAAATTTTTGATTATTTAATGTTATTGAAGTATTACTAAATTCTGGAAAACCATCTATTTGAACGATATCATTATTACGCAACCATAAATCTGTATCAGTTTTAATTTTAACATAACTTTCGACCACTCTCACTTGTTCCGTGTGTGAAGCTGATGCTGTAATCGGAATTGTGAAAGCTGTGCCGCTAGTTTGAGTTATATCCGCATGAGGAATAATTTTATCATCTATAAAAACTGTTAACGTACTAGGTTCATATGTTTTAGTAAGTGCGTGAGATGTTGCGACAGAACTGATTGTTTCTCCAGAAAGATCAAAATAAGAAGTTTCATATTTTGTTGTAATACCATCATTTGTAACCGCATCTTCTTTTATAAAATATGTCTGACACAAAGACCAAAATCTAACATCATCATATGTTTGTTCTAAAGGATTTTCATGCATTATATGTTCTGTGGTCGTCGTATGCTTAACTTCACACTTATCTGCCTCGCTTAACCAAACTCCGTCAATTCTTTCATCATCTGATCCTGTTGTCCATTCAATATAAGTCGTTGTCTGAGGAACCGGCACTTGAAAAGGTATATCAAAAATCAATCCAAATTCTCTATCTACTACTGGATCAGTTTTAAACAATTGCATATCTAAAGTATTTCTCATAATTACTTCACCAAACATATTTAATCCTGCTGGATGAATCGTATTCAAAATTAAATCTCTAAAAAGTTCAACTGATTTGTCTGATTTTATAACATAAGAAAAATCTTGATAATATACACTATCTTGAAGCTTCTTTTGTGAACTACATTGTCCATCCGCCCCCGCATAAAACCCAGGATAATATCTAACAGAATCCATAAGAAGAGAAGCATTTGCATTGCCATCTCCAAAACCGGTAAAATCAAACGTTGGTGGAATTGGAGTTCCCCATTTATCCGTGCCATATCCTGTTCCAGGATTATCAATGCGGACTGATGTAACACCTCCCCCCATAGTATCAACAACAAATACCGCATCCTGTCCTATAGGATAAGATCGACCACCAGTTGAAGGATATCCATTAGTTTCTATGTAATTAAAATTAGTATCTATTGAAAGAGTTGGCGTTGATTGATAACCTTTTCCATAATCCATTATTTCTATAGTTTCAATTTTACCTACCGTAACATTTGAAAATGTAAGAGATTCTAGTGTTGATGTATTAGTATTTGAAAGAAATGTTGCCGTGTGTCCCACATTAGCAGAAATTCCCCCGTAATCACCATTTATTGCGACAGAATTTGTATATGGATGATCACTTTCAATTTCAGAAATTAATGTGGGAGTAAATGCAAATCCATCTCTTCTAAAAGCATAAACAGTATCATCTGAAGTAAAAGCTAGACTTGTATCTGCAGATGAATTTGCGGTGGAGGCATATCTAATAACCGTATTACTCAATACTTCAACTACAACTCCCCTCTTTGTTGATTGAGACGCATTATTCTGTATGAAATAATTTGAAAGTAAAAATTCCTCTCTTATAGGAATATCTGTTTCTGAAGAGAGTGTCATAACATGAGTACTCGCCAATTCAAAAATCTTCTCATTACATTTTTCTACGACAGAAAGTGTAAATGGATCTAATTCTGTAACTTTCGCTCTCGCGCTCTCCGTAGGAAGTGATAACGTATTATCAAAATCTACCCAATCTCCTACTTGATATCCTGAACCTTTATTAATTCTTCGTAAATTTGTGACTTGATCCTCAGTAGTACTGCCGACTTTTGCAACAACACCCACACCAATTCCACCAATTAAAGGAACAGTTTCCTCTTTTGTATATTGTCTACCCTCAGTAATCACGGTGGTTGTATTTGCGTTTGGATTAGAAGAAATCATTCCCAAAACTGCAGAATTCGCAAAAGAACCATCGTCGCTTTCTGAAGTTGCTTGAACTAGTTCTCCTATCTTAAAACTTCCAATTTGATTTTTTAAATATAACTCTGTAACATACGTAGTAGATACTTTATTAAGAGATAATGAAGTTATAAATGCACTCGATCCAGTAGTTTGCCCTACTATAGTTCTACCTAAAAATTCACGATTTACAAATTCATCATTAACGTGTAGGGTTATATTTCTAATCCAAGCTCCATGAGAAGGTTTAAGCATATCAACTTTTGGATAATAAAAGTCTACGCTTTCTGTTGACAATGCTGCTCTAAAGAGTGTTTGATATGATCTTTCATCACCCTTTTCCATGTAAACTTCTTTAATTTTCCTTGCAAAGATTTTTTTATCAATATCTAAATCTTCTGGCCAATTTTCAAAAAATTCATATCTAAAATTATAAAATAAATCATTATTAGGAGATGGAAATTCACTCCAATCAAGAGCAACCTTCGAAGCATTTAATGGATTTCTTCTATAATGATGTATTGTCCCTGTCGCGCCATTACTACCAGTTATAGATTCACCCGCTTCAAATATTATATTATTCGTTTGTGACACATACAAGTATACTCCGGTTCCCAAATTCGTAGAAGTATCTATTGATAATATCTTAGCCGTAGCACTGTTCGTATCACTTGTAATTACTTCTCCCTCAGAAAATGCACCAGTATTCGCGCTAAGATGTACTTGAATTGATTCTAAAAATTGATAATAGCTTTTTAGAAACTGGACAAACATCGCGTTTTCTTTTCGAAAACTAACGGGAAGCTGATTTTCTACAATACAAGATAAATTATTATTAACTACAGCCATTAAAAATTACCTTAATATGTTGTTGTCGTAGTTGTTGTTGAATTTGCGCTGACACTTCTTCTTTCTAAAATATTTACGTCTGTGACATTAATTGTAATATCACTATCTAAAATTTGAAAAATTTGTTCTCTTACTGGAATCATATCCTCTTCAACTGGTTCAAAATATATGTGAACAATATTATTTGTAATAGCTTGTGGTGCAAAAGCTACTAATATTACTTGTCCCGTAGTATAATCAATAGATCCAATATTATTTCTTATTATAGTTTTTATAGTGCCTTCCATTCTATAAACTCTTATAAGTCCATTATAATCTTCCATTTTACATGCATCATATAAAGTGCCTGCTGTATCTCTATATGTAAAACTTGAACTAGATATAGCACCCAAATATCCATCAAATGGATGTGCTATCGCATTATTAAAATAAAATCTATAGGTTACTGCCGTAAGCAATGAGGGAATAAATGATGTATAAATTTTAAGTGTCATAAGACTATTCTTAATAGAATCATCTGATTTGTCTATTTTTGTCAATAGTTTTGAAAATTTAAAATTAGTATCAAATAGTCTTAAATCTGTGCTATTATAATTCTGTATTGTAGTTTTTACTTTTGCCGCAATCGCTGATGAAGATCCTGTAGTTGCAGCTGAATCATATTTTACTGTTACTGTTGGTTGAACTTTATAAATGATTGGGTCAGTTATTACTGGTTCAATTGCTACCATTTTTCTGTCAGACAATAACGCTATAACCGTTTTTCTTTGTGCTGTTGTTAAAAATTCCGCACCTTTTGGTTTTATCGCAATATACACTTTACCATAAACAGGAGTTGCAGAGGTTTCTCCTCCCCAAGACTGTATACTTTCCGCATCTGGAAAATTTGCGAATATTAATGCTTTATAATCTTCTACTGTTACTGCTCGTCTTTGAGAAGAAAAAGTTTTTGGTGCATTAAATTTTACTGATTCAATCGATTCTCTTTCCGCTCCACCATATGCAGCGGTTGAAGTTGATATAGAAATATTATCAAATCCCCCCACCGCATCTAATGCTTTAAATGTTGAAGCTCCATTGGGTCCTTCTCCGTTACATACTAATGCTCTAATCTGAACTTGGTTTCCATGTGTTAACGCTCTTCCAATAGATCCATCACCAAATTGAATTTCATATCTACCATTAGACACTTCTGAAGTAAAATATATATTTGCTGTGCCAGATATGGCTGTAAAATCTCCTGCCTTTTCATATGCATAAGATGTTGCATCAGATGGAGATACTTTAACAGTAACTTCTGCTGTCGATATATCCACATTTGAATTTGGTAACACAAATCTTTGTTCTTTATCTGAAGTATCTTTAGTGAATGTATATACTGAAGGGACTCCCTCTCTTACATCCATTTGTTTTACATAAGCTCCAGCTAAATTTTTATCTATTTGAAATGCCTGTAGAGTTGAAAACACATATTGTTTTCCTCCAATTGTTGAACTAAATTTTGTAAATTTATCACATGTAATAAAAGAAGGATCTCCTGTCGGGACAACAGTAACATTGATTGTCGCACTTGCTCCAACATGAGATCTTGGTGTATAATTTAACATTGCGGCTTTAGATGCAACTGAATTTCTTATAGAAGCACTACCTAAATACATTTCATTCGCTATCATATTTAAATAAAATGAGTTATAGTGTGTATTATAAGCCAAAACATTAAGAATCGTATTTATTCCTGAAGCTGTAAAATCATAACCAGAAAAAACCGTCTGATTACCTAAAAATGATTTTAGATTATCTTTAATTTGATCAAAATCTAAATCTGTTACATCTAATTTTTCTGTTGACATTTTATTCTACTTCCAAAAATTCTGTAATAGTTATTGTTATCGGTTCTTTAACTGGTTTTACTATGATTTGTACACTATATCCATTTTGATCTGGTCGCGGAATACAGAAAACATTTTGGAGTTCAACTATGCCGCTTCCATTATCTTTAATTGCATCTGTAATGGTTTTTTGAATTGCTACTGCAGTAATATCATTAACCATTTCAAATAAATGACGGCCAATATCACAATAAAATTGTGCATTAAAAGGAACTTCATATCTTCTTGTTTTTAATAAATGCTTTATTCCCTGTGCAATAGAATCTGTTTTATTTTTAATAACAACATCCCCCGTCAAAGGATGTTTTGCGAAAGTTAAAGAAACGTCTGAAATCGTTTCTGATTTATTTAATTGAGTTTGGACATCTTTTTCGAACAGCCAATCTCTTTCTAAATTTCCGTGTGTATATGCCATAATACTAATATTTATATGTTATCTAACTAAACTATACTAAACCCGCCGCTTCTAATAGTTTTGCGGTTTTTTGACTGCCATCCCCTCCCAAAAATAACATCATACCATAAGTAAAATCTATATTTTCTGGTGGTGCATTACCAGCGTTAATTAATTTATTCCTTACTCTCTCAGTTCCACCATTCGCAGGAGGAATATAAAGAAAATATATTCCAGCATCAACAATTCCTATTTTTAGTAATGCTAAAAATTCTTCCATCAATTTTAATATTTTTTCTAATTTTGGTACAATTTTTTCTTCAATAAATTCAATCAGATCGTCTATTTTTTTAATTAAACCTGAACCTATTCCTTTTAATCCTTCTAAAAAGTCTATTAATAATTCTAATATTGGTCTAAGTGCGGGTACTGCATCCTCAACATTCATGCTCCAAAAATCAGGATAAACTGATTCAGGTATATTTTCCTTTTTGAGTGTATTTTTATTAATTGCCTGAACAGAACAAACTCTTGGTGCGGGAAGATTAGCACTACCTTGATTTTTCCAATTAGGAAGCCATAGATATCCATCCAATATAGCTTCAAAATGTCTCAATAAATCAACATTAATGTCTGCAGCATTTAAACCTGATCCTTCTAATATCATTTGTGCTGCCCATGTACTTTCTTCATCTGTCAAATCTCCCAATTCATCGTCATCATAATCCGGTTTATCTGGATCTTGGTCATCATCATCATCATTAACTAACTTGTGAAGAAGTTCTTCCCATATTCTTGCTCCTTGTGTATCTGGTCCACCGCTAAATACTGGGGTGCTGTCATTGTCAGTCACTACACCAAAAGCTGTAGATTGGGTAGTAGCCTCGCGTAAACTTTGAACATCCACACTCCCAACATTATCAATCTTTGCTTTTCTTTCTATTTCTTTTGCCGCTTCTAGTTTTGTTGTTAGATTTGTAAGCACTAACTCCAACTCTTGAATTTTATCTTCAAATCTGCTGTGAGTAGATGCTATCTTTAAGTTCTCAAGTGCAATGGCTTCATTGAGTTTTACTTTTTCCTCTTCTAAAGTTTCTATTTTAGTTTGTGAGGATTGTTTGTCCTCCTCAAAGCCATTTACCTCTACTTTCAGTTTTTCTATTTCTCCGTCATACCACTCTACTAAGGAACCAGAGTACTCTCCGGGCTGAGCTAAACGGTTCGCTTCAGTTGCTTCGACTGTAGCTTCCGCTGCTTCTAATGTTTGTGAAGCTTTTGATTTTTGGGATTTTAAGCTTGCCCACTCTAGGGAAATATCTCGATAATGTTGATCGTCTCGATATAATTTTTCTTCAATCTTCGCTGGAGTCGATTCTGTTTCAGCTTTTGCTACAGCGATGGGGTGCGCTTCAACATATGTCATTGAATTGCCTATTCTCGTCAGTTCCAAGTCATAAGCTTGCTGAAATATTTCTTGCCGTTTGGATTCTTCGTAGTCGCGTACCTCTTTCTCTATATTAATTAAATCTGTTTCTAAACTAGTTAAATTTTCTTGTGCATCTATTTGTTTAGATTCTGATTCTTGCACAGCCTTCATTTCAGCTGATAGCGTTTCTAAAGCCTTATCTTTCTTATCTTCATATTCTGATATTTCTGCTTCTTTTTCTAAAATCCTAGTCTCAGTACGTTCTATGCTTGATTCTATCTCAGCAATTTGTTTGTCTTTTTGAACTTTGTCTGCTTCATGTTGTTGTTTTCTTTCTACAGAAGTTCCTATCTCGACAAGATTGCTTCGAGGCTCTGACAACTTTGCTATTTCAAGTTTAGTTTTCGCCATTTCCACTTTAAATGCAGCAGAACCAACCGCATGCTCTGCAGCAAGTACTGAATTTTCCATATTCTCCACTCTTTGAGCCGTTTCTTCCTGACTAAGTTTCCTATGATATGTTAATTCTTGCTCATATCCTCCTTGACCAATCTTATCATTATAATATTGATATAAAACTACTTGTCTAGCACCCGCGCC